AAGGAAGAAATGGATTTTTTGGGTACCCCAGTTGCACTGCAATTAGTACACTAATTATACCACTACATCCGGAGTACCCATCTTATCAATATATGATACTGTGTACTGTACCGATTAACGCAAGGTGATACAAAGCAAGGAGCAAATATACTCCGCACGCAATATACATACCCCACCTTGCAATATCATAATTTTTGAATCTCCAAAGCAGATAAATCATCGCACCCACGACAACGACCTTGAAAATGACCGTCGCCCACTTGTCCGAGAGAAGCCACTTGCCGAAGGGATTGCCTTCGATGTTGTCACCGAATCGTGCGGTAAGGTAGAGAGTGCATCCGAGGTCGAATAGCGAGAGAAGATATGTGAAAATATACAAGTTTCTTGTCCTCCTTTTCTTCGGTGGCGGTTAACCTATACACCGCAAGGTATTGAAAGCGGAGTTTTATTTAACTTTGCTTGACGGCGTGTTGTTTTAACCAGCTAATCAAATCTGGATTTGCTATATCATCACCGTCTATTATTGTGATTGTCCTAAGCTTTATGCCATTGGCGGATGTTTTTCCATAGTCTAACGAACTTACTGTATCGTTTTGTCTAAATCTGACATCATTTTGATTACCTCCCCAAGAAGTTCCACTTGAACTTTCGGTTACATAATATGAAGCAAAACCATCCCCTCGAATGATTGTATTACCCGGGTCTGATGCAAGATCAGCTGAAATCCGATTAAACGATACAACTCCACTACCTCTTACATTGGGAATGGTTATATTTACATAAAATAGATAGTTATCAACGCCTGTGCCAAGATTTGTATTCAATAGCCAAGTTCCAGCAGCTGTTTCTTGCACCAGATTCCCTCCCGTTATCGCCCACTCGTAGAAGTCTGCGGAAACCTGTTGGTCGGTGGCGAGGGTGATTGTCTGATAAGTGGTGTTAGTCCATCCGCCTTCTTCCTTCTCATAAGCAATTGTAGAATCATATACAATTTTAGATATTTTTGTATCAACAATAACTGTCGCCTTGACCGTGGTGAAGTTCGTGCCATTCGAAGTGAAATTCATATTAGTTTCTACGCCGTTTCCCAAAGCAGTCTCCGCTTCAATTGGGACAGTCACCCACTTATAAGTCCCCGCCGCAAGTGTTTTCGTACTCGCCGCTTTCGTCACGCTCACCGCCGCACTCGGAGCGCTGTCCTTAAAGCCTGACGCCTTAGCAACAATTGTGATGTCGTGAGCGCCAGCGCTGAGAGCGTCCCATCCTGCCAATGTTGAGACATCGACGGAGAGACGAGAAACATTAGCGCGAGTAGTGTAAGCGCCATTATCAATAACTGTATCTGTCGGGAGAACATCCGCACCGTTATATTGGAGAATCGTTCCATCATTCCAGACAACATTGTTGCCGGAAATAGTAAAGTTATCCGAATTGCCGGGTTGACATGCTTCCCAAGTCCCGCCATCAAAAATTACATAAGCGGTGCCGTTGACGGTTATATTCAAAGTCACTGGGGCAAAAAACTGCAAGCCGCCATACTTTTTACTTAATCTTAGCATCTCATCTCACTCCTTTCTGTGTAAATAAAATTTCCATTTTATTGTGTACTTCCGCCGGGTGTGGTGGCGACACCATAAGCATTTCCGGCTATAATTTCATCGGTAGAATTACAGTAAGTTGTCTGATTTGTGTCCGTGGTGACTGTCGCGTGGTATCTATATATATGACCTTCGGAATTAACATCCCAACCATTATTATTATAACTACTCGCCACCCATTGCGCCCAAGTCATACCTTCTTCAGCCTGATAACTCATGTCTCCAATCGTAAATGAAATAAGCGTCACGGGCGTATAAGTTCCCAGTACATTGTTGCCACCCTCGATGACCTCATAGCTCGTAGCATTCTCAACCTCGTCCCAGCTTACCACTGTGCCGTCTGCGGTCACATTCTGTGGTGTTGCGAGCTGAGGCATTTTCTCAAACACCGTGACCCCATTAAACACGACCTTATCAACTTCCGTACCGCCGAATACAACTTTCTCAACCGTTGTGCCTCCAAAAATAATAGGCATATAATCACCTCACGAATTGGGCATCATTATAGTAAGAGTAGTACCGCTAAGAGTAAAGGTCGGTATAGTCTCCTGTACCTCGCTGATTGTAGTTTCATTTGTCTCTGCAAGCGTCTTAGCCGCATCAGCAGTTGTCTTAGCAGTATCCGCTGTACTTTTAGCAGTATCCGCTGTACTTTTAGCAGTATCCGCCGTACTCTTAGCCAAATTCGCCGCCGCACTTGCTTGGTCAGCAGTTTCCAGTGCACTTGCCGCCTGAGTCTTAGCTTCGCCAGCCTTCGTGTCTGCCTGTTCTGCCGCAGTCTTCGCAGAGTTCGCTGTACTCCTCGCAGATGTTGCAACTTCACTCGCATCGTTTGCTGTCGCAGTAGCCGCATTTGCAGTACCCGCTACCTTCTGTATTTCATCATAAGTCACTTTAGCACTCGGATACTGTGCATTTGTACTACTTGCACTAAGACTCGTCACCTTATTAACAGCATTTTCAAATACTGTATCAACAAGAGTCCAAGAGTATGTCGTGCTATTTATTACCATTCTTGTTAAGGTCTGATTATACTGGCAAGCATACACAAGGTTAGTGCTATCCTTCCCTATAAAACGGAAGTATTTAATCGGCAAATCGGGAGTAAGGATTATAACACAGTTAGTCCTATTCACCAATTCCCTTTTGTCTTCATCAATTGTGCCTTCCGTTCCCTCAACTATAACACGAGGCGTTAAATAGTCTTCAACAATAGTAAAGGCTCTTGTGTTGACAGTCAAGCTGAGATACTTTACTGTTCCCAGCCCGGAAAGACCGTCGTGCGTATACACTCTTATACCCGGGGTATGTTCTTTGTCCATCAGGATATACCGTTCATTATTAACGGTCACCCAGTTATTGTCACTTGCAATCAAAGTATTAAACTGGGTTTCATCGAGTGTGCCACTTGTGCCACCTTCAGGCAAGCTAACAGCTACTTCCTTGCCATTACCCGTCGCTTTGATAACCTCGTTCTCAATTGCGATACCTTCACCTGCTGTGAGTTTTTTCTGCACCTTTCCATAGTCAGCACTGATATTATTGCCACTAAGTTTAACGCCATCACCTGCGGTCAATTTGCCCTGTACTTTTGTGTAATCTACCGAAACAGTATTTCCGCTTACTTTTATTCCATCGCCTGCGACAATTCCGCTTCCAATCACACTGGGGTCAATTGAAATTGTAGACCCATCAATAACAACGCCTTCACCAGCTGTCAGCTTTGCCTGAACCTTTGCAAAGTCACATCCGATTATATTTCCGGTAATTTTGATTCCTTCGCCAGCGCCATAATTCGTGCCTGTCCCTGTAATAACCAGCTTGCCATCTTCAACCCCGAAAATAATATTGTCACCTGCGGCTATGGGGTATGTTATACTGATATTCGTATCAGTGTTACTTCCGTCCCCATATACAATATTCGCTTTCCCCGTCAGCACAACACCATTTTCAGTTATCTGTAAAACAGGGTTTTCCAGCGGACTAACGACATTTGCAAGTTTACATGTTTCCCCCATTTGATTGAGGACATCAATAACCTTTCCTAAAATCTCCTGATAACTCAGTGCATCGTCATACACAGTCGGGAGAACAAGTTTCGGTTTCCAGTTAAATATAGCCACATTAAACTCCTTATTCCCAAAGACCCATAAAGAGTCCCTGTAATTCATCCATTATCATCAAGTTAATATTGATAAAAGTCTCGCGGAATTCTTTCAATCTTGCAGAATAGCTTGCTCCGCCGTTTTTACCAGCAACTGTCTCAAGATAATGCTCTGTCGTACTTGTATTTGTAGTATCGTTTCTCGTTGCGGTGTTGCTACCAGTTATAGTCCCCTTATCAGTACCGCTACCCGTCTCAGTAAATGTATTGCTATTTGTTCCCGAACTTGTGCTTTCAGCTGTGTCAGTCCCCGTTTCCGTGCCGCTTTTAATTCTCGCATTGGTCAGGTAAGTGCCACTCTCAAGCCCGTCAATGCCGCCCTGTGGCGTGTCATTGTACAAGTCCTTTTCAGTCCTTGTCCTGCTCAAACTATTACTTGTATTCCCCGTAGCACTATTCTCGCCTGTTGCCGTACTATCTGTCTTCTTAGTACTCTCAGAGCTTGACTCACTCTTATTCGTGCCACTCTGCTGGCTCGTAGCAGTGCCTTCGCCCGTGCCTGTTGTATCTCTCGTTGTAGTCAAATCAACATCATACAAAGGATTGAATTCAAGAAGTTCACTCTTATAAAGCTGATTATAATATGGCATTATATCTGTCAGCTTCGTCCTGAGTTTCAGTTTCCAAAGACCGACAGTCTCAAAACCTATTTCCCTTGTATAAAAGTGTTCCAGAATTTTCTTATTCAGAACACTTCTATACTTCTCATCAAAAATCGGGTAGGTGATATTCTTAAACAGCTTTGCGACATTTTCATCACTAAGTACTTCATCGAATTGGTCAAAGCCGACGCTTTCCCTCAGTCCTGCATTGACTTCACAGATATACCTTACCTGTGTTGTAAAGTTAGACATATTGCGCCTCCTCGCCCGAATATTCGGCATAAGTATCTGCACGGTACTCGACCCAAATATTCGTTCCGAACATAGCATTTATCTCATTACAAGCCTTTTGCCTTGCGATAAGTCTGCTGTAACGGCTTGCCATTGTGCCGCCCTGATTTTGGCTTGCCTCGTCGCTTATAAGTCTTTCCTTCTTCACAACATTAACATTGCTTATGCCAAGATAAGTCAAGGCTTCATTCCATATCTGAGTTTTGAGGGTATAGAGTTTATCAGCAACATAAGGCGCTCCGGTATTAAGGGCTTTGATACTGTCGTTAGGTTTGATATTTTTATTGCCATAAATAACAGGTTGATTGCCATCGTATTTGAGGTACAGGTTTTTCATCGTAAGAAGCTGTTCCTCATCACACACAATCATTATAGGCGTTTTCTGTGCTTTTGCATTTACATCAATAGCTCGGTCAAGCTCATAGAGCCTTCTGCTGAACATCTGTACATCGAGCATACTGTTAGTGCGCAGATAGTTATTGAATATTATAACTGAATTTTTATTATCCAGTTCTTTGTTATAGCCATTTGCGGCGTAAGCCCTTCTCTGTATCGGGACACGATATACATCGAAAGAGCCGGAAACAGTGGTGTTAAGAGCAAGGTATCCAAGCACCTCATCCTTAAAGAATACTGCCTGACCCTGTGCAAAGAGGCATAGCTCAAGGTATCTCGGGTCAACAGTTTCAGGAAGGTATTGCCACTCGAACATACTGACGGCAAGCTCTACAAGACGATTATAATATTGCAGGTATGTAGCGTTGTTAAGTACACCACTAAGCCAAAATTCTTTGTTTGCTTTTCCCACATTAACCTCCGTTCGTAGGAGTAGGCGGTGAATTATCAAGCGAATAATCGCCGACCTCGTCTCCGTTCATCCAAAAAGTTATACCGTTATCATAAATTTTACTGACTTGTGCTTCTGCTTCTGCTGGGATGCCTTTGCCTTCTGTTTTGTTACTGTGAATAATGCAACCTTGAGTTTTGATGAAGTTCCAATGAGGACGAAGTGAACCCTTTGAATACTGTCTGATATAGGGATATTTTACTCTGTGTGAAGCATATCCGAACATAGAAAAATATTCATCAATCATTTGCGCATATTCTCTGGTCACTGTTTTTCTTTGAAGCTGTATACGAAATGCACTTGATATTGCCCGTAAAGTGTCATTTGACGCATTGTTGTATACACTTCCGGGTGAAAGTGCTAAATCTAACATTCGCGCCATTGTACTGCCTACTTTTCCGACTAAACTTGCGCCCGCCATAGCCGCCCCAATAGGTGAAGTTGCACCCAATATAGCCAGACCGCCAGTAAGAGCAGATGTGACCGTATTTGTTGCGACTGAGGCTTGATTTTTTTCTAACCAAGCAGTAAGGGCATCTGTAATAACAGGCATCGTTGGAAAGTCCTTTACGCTTACGCAATATTCAGGATTTATTTTTTCTTCGCCTGTGGGGTAATAAATTTGATACGACATTGGAGCAAGCATAAAGCTGGGATTGTAGAATATGTCGTAGTATAGTCTGAAATTATAAACAGTCGTGGTAAACCTTTCAAGTCGTAGTTCAGCCGTTTGTCCGGATAAATTTGTAAGGTAAAATAGATTGTAAGGATATGTCAATAATTTTTTATTCTTAGGCGCATATCCGTCCAGTGTTTGTTTAGGTTTAACTGTGAATAATTGATAATAAGGCGTTTGTCCGCTGGGCAAAGAACTTGACGGAAATGCCGTAGAGGAGTGCAAAGAAGCACTTATAATGTCGTCCGCAGTAATGGCACTCAAGAATTTACCAAGAGCGACTGTTCCATATAAATTCTGTGCAGGTATATCTCCCTCGGTTCTCAATGAAAAAGCGAACATACAAGGTTTGTCCGTGTCTTTTGACACTTCTAAGTGCGCATACGGCTCATATGCTAAAGTAGGAGCTGCCCCAGCTACTCTTGTAAAATTATATTGACCACTAACTTCGTCTTGCTTATAGATAAACGGTACTTTAGTCCAAAAAATAGCTACATCCGGTGTAAGGTCAATGTCTAAAACAATCTCTGAGACAGTTAATTCATTTAACTCGAGGTTCTCAGGTATTGTATTTTGCCCGATATAGTCAGTTAAACTATGCTCTCTTTCGACAAAGCACTCGCCGAGTTCATAGTCAAAATACCAAGTCTGCATAACATCAATTGAATATTCAATCTCAGTCACATTGTCATTGATATAATCAATCCTATTTATAAAGGCATAAAACCACTTCGTGCCATACGCTGTATTCCTGAACATCAGATAATTGCAGTCATATATATTATCTGCAAGAACTTGCAAGCGTATCGTGTTCTTTCCTGCTCTTTGATAGGAGACTTTATTAAACAGCCCATATGTCGGCTTAGTCAAGGTTAAAAAATAATCAGCCTGTTCTGTTGTCGTGCTGAAATAAAGTGTATGATTATACGACTCATCAATAGGACAACCTGAAAGCAGTCTGATGTCTGAATTCGGTGTTATGTACATCGTTACCTCCTATCCGGTACTTTCCCCTCCCATCAACCACGAAAAATGGGAGGGGATTTCCCTTATATTTATCAGGCGGCTGTGAACTGTATGGTAGTTCCAACCGCTTCCGTGCCGGCAATAGCGACATCGGAAGTATATGCTTTACCGCCTGCAATAAATGTAATCTTTGTAGCGGTGACATTCGGAGGAAGCAGAATAGCTCCATACTTCTGAACGCCGATACCTACTTCTACGCAAGCCTGAGTCTGAACAAACTCATAGTTGTTGTCGCGTATCTTCGTAGAAGTCATATCAGGAGACAGCACAAGAACCGTGCCTTCCTCGCCAACGCTCTTATCGGTAACCTCAACATTGAGGGTCGCAGGCATTGTCTCAGTTGCATCGTTAGCAACAAAGACAACCGCATTCGCAAAGGGCGAGCTGGAGACTGTCTTCCAAGTGTTGTAGAAGTAATTCCAGTACATACCGGAAGCGACATACTTCTCAGTCATCTGGTCAAGGTTATCATAAACCTGAAACCACTCGCCGTCAAGAAGAATAGCCTTGACATCCTTCATAAGGGCAAGCTCGGCGGCAGTCACTTCTTCAAGTCCGTCGCTCTCTTTGCGGACTTCATCAAATCTCTCATTGTCGAAGGTAGTCCAGTCATCAATGAGCTTAAGTCTACCCATAAAGTCAGCCTTATCCATATTGAACGCAGAGGCAAGAACATTGACATCAAAGTCAGCGTTGAACCGAGCATCCATAAAGATATACTGGTCAGCTTTCGGCGTGGTAGTTTCCACCTTAGCCGCATTGTACTCCTTCTTCATAAAGGGGAGCAGGTTGCTTATCGCCCTGAATTCGACAGCGGTGTTGGTCTTGTTCGTCGCATCAAAACCCACAGGATAAAGCTGACCCTTTGCAACACCCTTGATAAGAAGGTACTTGAAAAGCAGGAACTCGTCATACTCAGCGGCGGTATAAACCTGCTGAATAATACGGGCAATGAGGTCTTCCACACCGTTGAACGAAGTGAAAGCCATTCTGAGGTCTTCGTTCTGTACCGTGATGGGGTACTGAACTCTCCAGTTTATAACATGGAAAGCCGAGCGGACTTTCGGAAGCGTACGCTTGAACTCTCTACCTGCGGCTTTTTCCGCAGAGAATATACGAGCTTTTGCTATCTGTACATAAACTTCCTCGATGGTTTCTCCAAACTGGAGATAACCCTTCTTGAGGTCTTTGTACGGGTTGTTGAATGTAGCGGATTTAATCCGAACTGCGGCAATCCTGTTTACAAGAGCATTTATAAACTGGTTTGCAAGTGCAGGGTGCCCATAGAGGACTTCTCCTACCTTCGGTATGTCAATCTGCTGCGTTACCTCGGGTACAAGAGTCTGATACTCATATGTAGCGTTCTCACGGATAACATTGAGTATATCAATGGTACTTGCGTTCAGTACCGTTTCTGTTACGCGATAAGGCATCTATCAATGCCCTCCTTCCTTGAATAAATCATTAAATGTGCGAGGTTTTTTGGGTTCTTCGTGCTGAGGTTCTTCGGGTTCGGGTGTAGGCTGAAAGAAAGTGTCCCTGTACTTTTGTCGCCACTGTGCGTCATTTTCTTCGTACTTTTTCTTCCAGTCTTCTCCGTTGTTTTCTGCCATTGCATCATAAGTCTCTGTCATACTTTGCACAAAAGCTATCGCTTCGTCCGAGGTGTCTTCGCCGACACGCTTACGCAAGGCTTCCAAAAATTCTTCCCTTGTATAAGCCGCCATTATTCGCCGTCCTCTTTCTTCATTTTTTCTACAAGTCGAAGCATAACTTGTGTGTTGTTATCAATAGTCGCCTTGAGTTCGGCTATTGTTCTGCTGTTAAACAGGAAAAGTGCAACACAGGCTACAATCGGAAAGCCGTAAGAACTTATCAGTTTCATAATTTCAGTTATTTCCATAATATACCTCCTTTATTATATTATAGCATAAAATTCGAGTTTTGTCAAGAGGTTTGCGAAAAAAATTTTTTATTTTTTACTTGACAAAAACGGGTTTTTGTGATATAATAAGAGTGGAGGAAGTCATATGGAAAAAATTAACAATAAAGACAGTATTTATTATGACGGCACTAAACTGCTTTCCCTTATGGATATTAACGGCGCTAAACCTGAGATATATTTATGCACTGCAAATAACACCGCCGGAAAAACGACCTACTTTTCAAGGCTTTTAGTCAACAAGTTTCTTGCAACTGGTTCAAAGTTTATGCTCGTGAATAGATATAACTATGAACTTGATGAGTGTGCAGATAAATTCTTTCGTGATATTGGAGGTTTGTTTTTCAGGGATAAAACTATGACCTCAAAGCGTAGAGCCAATGGCGTGTTTCACGAGCTTTTTATTGATGATATAAGCTGTGGGTACAGTGTTGCACTAAATAATGTTGACCAAATAAAAAAGTATTCTCATCTGTTCAGTGATACAGACAGAATGTTTATGGATGAGTTTCAGTCCGAAACAGACCATTATTGTGACAATGAGGTCAACAAATTCAGAGCCTTACATAAAGCAGTTGCAAGAGGTAATGGCGAAATGGTTCGCTATGTCCCAGTGTATATGTGCGCTAACCCTATCACGATATTAAACCCGTATTATGTTGCTATGGGAATAAGTTCTCGACTAACAGATAAAACCCGTTTCCTCAGAGGAGATGGCTTCGTACTTGAAAAGTCTTTTAACAAAGCGGCAGGTGAAGCACAGAAAGAGTCAGGATTTAATAGGGCTTTTGGGTGGGACTCTTATGCAAGGTTTACAGCTGAGGCTGTTTATCTGAACGACAATTATTCGTTCATAGAAAAACCCGAAGGTAAATGCCGTTATATGGCTACACTTCGGTATAAAGGCTGCGACTATGCTATTCGCTCGTATGATGAAAGTGGTTATATTTATTGTGATAAAAAAGCCGACTCGTCTTTTCCGCTTCGTATCACACTGACTACTGACGACCATCAAATAAATTATGTGATGTTAAAATCCAACGATGTTTTCCTCTACAATATGCGCTACTATTTCAGAAAGGGGTGTTTCCGTTTCAGAGATTTGCAGTGTAAAGAAGCTGTTCTGTGTGCGCTATCATATTGATATCTGCATTTGTCCTCGGGGTCTGAAATATGCGGAAGGCACGGGCGAAATATACCGCCGCATTATTTAATCGTACACGCCGTGCGCTGAAACCGTGCAAATGTTATAGATATAAAGAACCCTCGGAGTAATCCGAGGGTTCAACTTATTTATAGCCGAGTAGCATTGCAAGCTGTTCCAATGCACTCCGACGAAGGCGGTACACCTTATAGATTGATATGCCATAGTCATCTGCACACTTTGCATAATTTCCAACTTTATCTACATAGAGGTAAAGCAGAATTTTTTGTTCGTCCTGAGATAGCAAACAAAATGCCATATCAAATATCATAAAATCATCTTGCAATTCTTTAGGCAATGCGCCCATCTTGCCAAACCGATACATAAGTTTTAAGTAATGTATAACTTGTTTCATCCTTTACCTCATTTCATATGTGGTATCTTTTAATAGTATTCCGCCGGGTATTCTCTTAGGTAATAGCTTTCCGGGGACTTTCAGACCAACTCGAAAATCTTCTATTGTTCTTGCTTGTTTTAGGAATTCTTGTTCAGCCTCGGGTAATTCTTTATCTTTTTTAGGGTCGTATAGGTCATTTGATATTGTTCGTATAAACAACTGCTTGCACTTATCAGGCATACCTGCACACTTTACGGAGTAATAAGGCTCAACGGGTTCGAGGTTTTCTGCTACGATATGTTCAATGTAGGTTTTCTGCCTTGTGAAAGTTGCTATATCCCAGCAACTTTCCAATTTCCAGCAACAGAAGTTTTTATCGTGGACTGTTATTCCTGTTATATCAAGTGGTAATAAATCGCAGTGTATACTGTCAGTGTCGGCATAGATAAAGCCGGGTTTGTTAACACCGTGATAATTTTTCTGTGCGGCTGTTATTGTGAAGTTCCGGGCATATGAGGTTATTGCCGCACCGCAGGCTATATAACCGGGGGTTTTATCGTGAGCGTTCACCTCAAAGAAACCGAGAGATTTATCTGCTTTTACATATGCTACCTTGAAAGAACTGTCGGTCGAACTTGCCATTTTACCATATAAGTTATTGAGGAATAGCTTTGCAAGCTCTCTCATTGCGCCCTTACTTTCGAGCTTTATCTTCTTATATTTTTCAATGTAAGTGTCAAAAATTCCGATTTTAGAGTCAAAATAACAACCGTCAAGGATTTCAAAATCTACAAGCTCGTAATGCTCTTTAAGAAGGGTATAGTCTGTCATTGTCATTGTCATTGTCAGACGAGTGTCGTGAATGTTATCGTCCCAGTCATAATAAAAGGGAAAATAGCTGTCTGTCTTTTTGTCATAGACATCGGAACTTTCGAGCATTTCAGTACTTTTATATAGAAGGTTCGACTTTATCTGTATAAATGGTAGCTTGTTAGGTTTAATGTAAAAGCGAGTTTTAATTCTTATGAAGTAATAAGTTGCTTTCCTTAGTGCTTCATCGGGTATGAAATTCCCCTTCCAAAAGGTAGGCTTGCCAATGGGGTATCTGTTTCCGCTTTCGGAAGACATCATAGAGGGGTACAAAGAGTTGACATCAGCTGTTGTGCCATTGTGCTTTATGAGGTTTTCTTTGCCTCTGACAAGGTAACACCACCCGCCTCTATAAGCTCTACGGATGTATTCCCCGGCATTGTCATCCCCAAATTTTTCTCCATCAATGGGTATTTCGTATAGATTTGGAAAATTCTCTGAGTATGCTTTTGAGCCTGTTAAGGTTTTATATTCACTGAGGCAACATGAGCCAATTGTGAGCTTTTTGTGCCCTGCATTGTACATAAATTCCAATGCTTCTTTAACGACAAGAACATCATTTGCTATATATTCTTTTTCTTCGTCTGTTATTTCACAGCCAGCGTACCTGAACCCAGTGTATTCCATTTCAAGTTTTTTATGCTTTGTCTTGAAGCTGTTACCTATCTTTTTTACGGAGAAGGGCAAGAGTTTTAATGAATCAAGGATTGTTATGGTATATCCTTTTGCTTTTATTGTTATGCTGTACCATTGCCCCATTTCGGATATAAGATATTTGAAAGTGTTATTCTTCATTTCCGTGGTCTTAATCCATTCGCCTTGCGCTATTGCTGGGTCGGGCTGGTCAAAAGCCTGCTGATAGCCGAGATTTATGAATAGATAAGAAAGCCAAAAAGCACCATCAAATTTTAGGTTGTGGTAATAAGCTGTAATGTCGCAATTGCAGGATAAAAAATATTTATATTGTTCGTCAATTGAGTGAAAGATTGAGACATCTTCTGTCCCCATCTCAACACACGCCGCCGCCCATACTTCTGTAAACTTTTGTCCGTCATAAACTGTCGTCTCGAAATCGCAGACGAATGTTTTTTGCTGTTTCATTCATCGTCGGTCAAGTTTTCGGATATGTCGTTTACATCTGAGGCTTCATCAACACTAAGTGAAGCCCCCTTGAATAATTCAGCTACACTTGCTAAATGCGCTTCAATCAAGTTTTGGTCACTTGCGTATAGGATAATTTGCACATCTATTTGAAAACGAGCGGAATTTTCAAATATTCGTTTCATACAAGCCTTATATCCTTCTCGTGCTATTGCCTCTTCTAACAGGTTTCTTAAAATGTTCGCATAGCGAATGTGATATTCTCTTTGTTCATTCCAGCGGAATTGGTCTGCTATGTTTTCGATTTCGTGTAAGACTTCATAATATGTGCTTTCACCGGGAGTTGATTCGCCGCCTGTCAGAGTTAAGAAAGACTCTATTGTGCTACTTACGACATCTTCAATGCGAGGTGCGTAAGGGCGTGTGTTCCGCCCTCTTTTTAGCGCCGCCATTATTTCATCATTGGTTAAAATGGGGGCTTGCCTTGCGGTGGTTGTGGGTACATTTATTTCAGGGAAAAAATTTTTCCGTGCTTGTGCCGCTCTTTTTGTCCGAAGTGCTTCCCGCTGTTCTTTAGGTAAAAGTGCTTCTCGTGCTTTCCTTGTTGCGGCGGCTTTCTTTGCGGCGGCGTGACGAATTCTTTTTAATTCTTCGGGGGTTAATCTTGTGACAGGTGAAGAAGGTTTTTGAATAATTGAACCACCTTCGAACTCTGATGTAGGTATTGTGTGGGCGGGTTTATCCTCTGAGACGGAGCGAAGGGGCGCAGGTGGTGCGGCGAAGGTTTTTACAATTTTTGGTGTAATAGCTTGAATTGAAAGAAGTGACTTGTGTGTAACACGCTTAGGCTTTTCAGGAATAGGAGAGATTGAAAAAGTGAAACCCTCTTTTTCAAGTCTTTTAACTATGCGCTGTAAGCGTTTTATCTCTCTATCCCATTGGTCAGAATATGTAAAGCCTTTAGGCATATTGTTTCCCTCCTGTTATAACAGCCCCTCCGAATTGGGGAGGGGCTGTAATAGTGCTTAGTGAATGGAGCAGGTTATAAACTGCTTGCCCTTGTAGTTTTTACTCTCGAGACGATATATCTCGATTTCAAACGGTTCATCTTCACCGGACATTTCATCCCATATGTCCTCGAACGCTTTCCAGAAGGAAGACGAACCTGTGACATACTTGTTACCCTCGGAGTCAAGTATAACATAGTTGTTATAGTCCTTGTCATCTCCCTTTTCGTTGTGGATTTCAAGAACTGCATAAGCAACAGGCGTTATGACTATTGTTCCTTTTGTGGTCGCCTCGTCAAGGCGAATTGCATTGGATGTGTCCTTATACATCAGCCTCTCACGGGCAGTAAGGTCGTGCGAAGAACCTGCGATTTTGACTTCGTAGTCTTTCATTATTCAGCTACCTCCACATTCTCAGCTTTGACAGCACGAGCAGGAAGTACCTCTGCGGCGGCTATAAAGTCTTCCTCAGTCATTCCATAAAGAGTCTCAACGACCTCGGAGGAAAGAACGAGAACGGGCTTCAGTCCGGCAGGAACTTTCGCTTCCTTGAGCGCCTTTTCGAGCGCTTTGTCGTCCTTGTAGGTGCGGGGAAGAATAACACTGATTGTCTCATTTTCGTGGGTGTCAAGATTGAGTGCGAGTGCCTGAACGCAGGTAGTTGTAATTGTACGGGTAATCATAGGTTTGCGTGCCATAGTTGGAAATTCTCCTTTTTAATAATTTTTGTTTTGTATAAGTCAGAGAAGGAGAGTCGAACTCCGTGAGCGTTCCTCTTTGCGGAGAGGCTTACTCAGATACCGCAAATTATCTGCAATCCGCTTGCTTTTCTCTGCATAGGTCGGGCTTCACCGGAGAATAATGAAGCCCGGTAGAAAGGGAAAGTTAGAGGGAACAGGCTTCCTCTTGTCTACGCTTATATTATAGCATAAAAGGCGAGAGTTGTCAAGGGGTTTTTGAAAAGTTTTTTATGAATTTTTCAAAGATTTTTGTTCATTCTTTGTTAATAGATAAATCAAAGGGACGAACAGGGCGCACCCATTTGAGAGAAACAAGTTCCCAGCGGTCGTTAAAAGCACAGAACACAACAGATGGCACAATAAAATCGCGCGCCTTGTATACCTCTGTGATATGCCCATAGCAAATATTTTGGAGGAATAAATATGCTTGTGCTTTGGTTTCGGCAAAGACTATATCAGTTAAAGTTATCCCCATAGATTTAGAACGATAAGTGACCGCATATTTGCGAAGTTTGTATTTTTTCATTTTGATACCTCCGGTAATATTGTACATTCTGCGCCTTCGTCTACTTTTGTGACTGAATCATACATAATAGTTAATTCAACCGGAAAAGATGGCATATCATCTGATTTAATACCGCACGCGCAATAATCGGGCTTTATGCGGTCGCATTGCTTGAGCAATTGCTTTAGGGTTATATCGGCAGGGGCTACTGCTTTGAAAAATATGTCACAGCCGTTAAGGATAAAGCGAATAGGTGAATTGTCATTGTCCTTATAGTGAGGACAATTCTCAAAGTCATAATGATAGTCGTGGTCGGTGTAAAAGCCTGAATTAGTGTCAGATAAGTGACAGCAGACTAAATTATGTGCGCAGGTTTTGCATTTGTTCATAGTAAGTTGTTATCCTTTGCATAATCTAAAACATCCATTGCTTGTGAAGGAGTAATGCGACCCATTATCAAAAGGGATACCAGCTTAGGGTGAATATCTTTGTATTTAAGGTATTGCTCAAAGTAAAAAGACGGAAATTGCGACATCCATATACAAGTCATTGCATATGCGTCTATTTTGATTTGCATTTACACTTCCTCCACTTCGATGTGACAATCGCCTATAAAATTGATTGCACGCTTTTGAATAAAACGACGGAAAAGAGCTGTGGCTTGTTCGGGGGTACGGGCATAAAGTGTCATAGTGAAGAAAAAAGGTGAGTCGGGGGTGTCTACTATTATACAGTAGAGTCTGCGTTTGGGCACGAGTTTACCATAAAGTGAATTGAGAATTTGTTTATGCATTTTTGTTCCCCTCCCTTCAATCCATTATATAAAAATATCCGTGCATTATTTCGGGCGGACACACCATAAAAGCCCCCTCGCGGGGTACATATATCTTATTTGGGTATTCTTTTGCTAAATCTTCAAGTGCGACGCGCTCTTCATTTGTAAAATTGCGACCAATTTCATAGCGTAAAGCGCTATTCCCGTTTCTGCGTACGCAATCCCGAATGTCAATAATTTCACGGCGTACAGATTCGGGAACTGAAAAATAAAGGTCTTCCGGCTCTTCTTCAATATCTGCGGCGATATAATCAACGCTTGAAAAATGACGGACTTTTACTGTTATATCGTTTTTGAGCTTCTCAAATTGACGATAATCAATATAACCCATTAAAACGCCGTTATTGTCATATACTCTATATCCGGCGTTTAATGTGAAATAGTCACTATAAACAATATACGCGCCCTCCT